CTCAGTATTAACACATAAGTCTTGACATTCTGAATTTGTAGAAGTTTTGTAATTTATGGTAAAATCTAAGGCTATTAAAGTGGGCCATACTTCGCCTGAATAATCTTCGTTTGTTTCTAACTTAAATACTTTCTCAAAATTATCATTTACAGAATTAATAACAATGTTAATATCTGATGACATTTCTTTAAATCCTGCAAACTTTAAATTAGTTAGCACGTTCTTTATAGCTTGTTTTCTTTTATCAATAGGCCATTCTTTTGAATCATCCGTAAATGAATAGTAAACTAATCTACATTTTGCCTGATAATTAAATTTCTTTTCACAGCTTGTTATTCTTTTTGCCTCAGTTGAGGTTTCAGGCTGCAATAACCGGATATAAATAGAGTTTCCAGAAGTATCATTTATTGAAATTTCTTCTTTTGAAACCCCATCACCGTAATATATTTTACCTGACTCTAATCTAAATGCAGGGGCCTTACAATTATCAACAAAAGTCAAAGATGCTTTTATTGAACTTGCTATATATTTTAAAATAGTATTTACCATGAGTTAAATGTTTCTTGTACTTGTTCACGAATGTAGTCTAAATATGCTTCTTGTGCAATTTCAATTTCTTCTTGTGTTGGTTCAAATATTACTTTTTTAAAATGCTTTTCAAGTCCCTTAGATTTTAAATGTTGAATTTCTGAGTTAAATCCTAAAACTTTTTCACCATTAAAATCACCTACAATTATTGAAAACCTTAAATCTGTTTTGAATTCCAAATTTACAAAATCAGTTTTTAATCCATTTAATTGTCTAAATTCTTTATAACCACCTTCAATTAATGCAAGTGATTGTTTACCTTTTTTAGTATTTACTTTACGCCATTCTTGTTTTTTTTTGAAGAATGCTTTGGCTGCGCCTGCATTTAACCAACCACTACCACCAATTAACATAGGTTTAGTTGAATATTCACCTATTTTTGAATTATCTGTAGCTTTACCATGCTGAAATATTCTAGTCGAAAAAGCCCCTAATAACGTATTAAGGGCTGCTTCTTTAGCTAAAGGCATTGATTCTACAATAACCTTTTCTAACTCACTTATTTTTTCAGAAAAGCCCATTATTCAGGTTTATCCATAATTCCGTTAACCTCTTCTTTAGCTTCTTTTGCCCTTGCTAATAATTCCCTAAAACGTTTCCATACTGATTTTCCGGTAGTTAATTTTATCGTTTCATCAATAGATTTTATTTCAATAAAACATAATGTCGCTGCAAGTATTTTAGTTAGGAATAAAGGAACTCCTATAAATAAAGCGATAAATTCACCCATGATAAACTTATCCATAGCATAGAATAGTATTATAGCTCCCTCATAAAGAAACATTTTACTTATTAATTCAGATAATTTACGAGATGATACTGACTTCCATCCATTCAATTTCTTAGCTTTATAAACACCCATTACAGTATCTATAACTATTGCAAATCCTACGCAAATAAGAAGTCCCCTAATGGGTAATAGAAAAGCAAAAAATATAGAAATAACTCCAATTAAATGAGATTTTATAGATGCAATTAATGTTTTCATAATTACCAACCGTGTCCTTTAGGTCTAACTGGTTTGCCGCCCCCTGATGGTTTACTTGGCTTTGGACGTGATGAGCCACAGCTTCCACATCCTTTTAAAATTTTTATCCTGTATTGCATAACTTACTCGGCTTCCTTTGCAAACAAAGCACTCGCCTCTAGTGTTTTTTAAAAATGTTGGTAATGTTCTCGTAAAATTATCCTCTTCCTCTTTTAATCGAGTAGTACAATAATTAAGTATTTGCTCGGCTTTTTCTTTACCGAATGTTACAACTGGTGTTATTCTTTGAGATGCTAAAATCTCGGTACAAATTTCTATACCTGATTGGTAAAGTATCATAAATGCCATTCTAGGCAACAATTGACAAATTAGTTCTTCTGAAAAGCATTGAACATTTGCTAAAACACCTAATCCATAACAATTATAGTTCTCATGTGAACCATCCCAACCATGTATCTCAAGCATTTTATTTCCTCTTTTTCCTCCACATGAACGGCATGAACTTGACCCAACAATTTCACATCCATAGGTAGTAAAATTAGTTTGGTCGAATACTATTTTAACTTCGTTTCTTTTTGCCTTATATCGAATTGTAGCAACGTTTGTTTTATTTCCAATTACTGATACTTCATAAGTTTTAACAGAATCACCATCATATAATTTAACATCAACTATTCCACTTTCTACGGTTCTTATGTAGATTTCTTCAATGAATAGTTTTGCTGTTTCAGATTGTGGTTTACTTATAACTAAACCCCTTTCAGTAGATGATGGTAAATGTGTTACTGTACCAAAGCTTGAAATTTCACGGCTTTCAATAATAGAATTAACATCAAAAAAACGAGCCGATAAATGGTCGAATTTATTAATTATCAATTTTGATGCGTGGATTATTTTATCATTTAACAAATTATATCCTGTTCTTTGTTCTTCATTTGCAACCTGAGAGGCTACTTTTAAAGTCAATCCAGGAATATCATTAATAAATAAAACGTTTTCAGGATGAGGACAATTAATAAAATCACGTATTCCAACTAAGGCATAGCGTCCACAGTATATGTCAGTGATACATTCCATGTTAAGAAAAAAAGGGGGAAATTAATCCCCCTTATTAAAGGTTAATATTATGCTTCTGTTGCACGGTAGTGTAAAGTGTAGTTAACACCACTTAATGGATCACCTGATGCAAAAGCATTAGAAGGTAAGAAGAATAAATCGTAATTTAAAGATAACTTTAAAATCCAGTTTTCTTCACAATCATCATATTTCCAAGTTAAATCGTAAACGATTCCTGTATATGGGTCCATAATTGTATCTTTGATGATATTACCAAAGTTTTTACGATAATCACCAACATATTTATTCCAAGTAACTAATTGTACATTACCCGGAGCTAATCCAATAAAGTCATCAGCATTTCCTAAAATAGTACCTAAGTGTTGATCTTGGTAGTAATCAAATTCTCCTGCCATGCCTAAATCAATACCTACAGAATTGCAGCATCCTTTTGATTGAATACGTGTATAATCTCTCAATTTACCGTTACCGATTAAGATAGGACGACCAGTTGCAGAAATATCAGTAAAATCGTTTAAGATTTGGTTTTCACCATAGTAGAAAGCTGATTTTGTTGCAGCTACTAATAATTGGCGAGAATGTACTGTACTGGTACCATCTTTGAAATTACCAAAGTTTGCATTTTGTAAAGTGATTAATTTTTTGTTTAAATACACAGCCATTGCATCAAAACGAGCATTTAAACGTTGAGCAATCCAAGATTTATCTGTTTGGCAAAGTTTACGCATTTCATCCTCGCTGAAAATAATACCAGGAGAGCTAAATGCTTGTTCCACTTCAAAATCAACCTCAAATGGAGTATCTACTACATCACCATCACAGCTAGATGTAATTGAATCCTCAATACCATCATCAGTAGCACGTTGATCGAAAGTAATACGAACTTTACGTTTCTTACCATTTGATGGAATTGGCATTTGATTAGCCCCTGCTTTATTTGCTGTACTATTTACAGCTTGTAAATAACCTACCGGAGTTCGTTTTAATGAAGGAGCATTTGCACCAAATAAATCAATTAATGATGATTGAATATCCTCACAAACACCCTCTGTAAAAACAATAGGTGAAGATAATGCAAAAATTGGAGCTTTAAAATTAGTTACTAATGGCAATGCAAAGATTGGAATAGCAGCTAAAGGAGCGTATTCTACATGACCAACTAAGCTAGTCAATAATACGGCTGAGATAAAAGCAACAGCTAATACAAGTGTTGTTTTTCCCAATAACGAAAATAATGTTGTTATTTTTTTCATGATTGTTTTTAAAATAAAAGGTTATAAAATAGATTTGAATTTCTGTGATTAAAATCTATGCTTATTTTGCGAATTAAAGGAATCGCTCCAATCGTATCATTTTAGAAGTGATGATTTACACTCGATTTGTTATACAAATGTAATACAATTATTTTAAAAACAAAAAACCCGATTAAAAAATAACCGGGTTTTCATTTTAAATTTTATTAACTATTTTCCTTGATTTCTTTTAGCCTCTAAAAAAGCCTGTGCAGAACTTACATTATCTTTTACTGTTGATCCTAAATTAGCTATGTCTTTTTTCTCAGGATTATCAAGTTTCACATCTTTTCTAACAGGATCAGGAGGTGTTCCTGATTTCTCAATTTGCCCTTCTAACAATTCGTTAAGAATATCATTCGATGTTAAAAAGTTTTTTTGATCTGCTGATTTAACTTTATTCCCATCTGAATCTGTAAAAACAATATTATTTTTATCATCAATAGAAACTTTGTAACCTTTACGAGCTGCTTTTTGATGAACTAAAATCATTGCATCTTCTAAATCAACACCTTTTCTTAATTTCAATCCTCCTACTGTTTTTGTCAAGGCATTATCAAGTTTAAATTTAGTTTTTTCACTTTCAACACGGCTTTCAATCTCTGGGATTTCAACTTCTCGAACTTTTTTTAATTCATCACTTACTTTTCTTAGCTCCGCTTGTACTTCTTCTACTGATTTATTAGAATTACTTGCAGCTTTTTTCCATGCTAAATCAACAATTTCATCAAACTTTTTATCCTTAGTTTCATCTTCTGTTAATCCTGCAATCTTTTTAACTTTCTTTTCAGCCGTACTCATTGCTTCAGCTAATTTACGGTCTGCTGCTGTTTTTAAAGCAGCCTTATAAGTATCTCCGCTTTGGAACAGTTCAATTTGATGATCTCTAATAGAATCATGTGCAGAATCTATATCATCTGTTGGAGTCGCTTCTGCATCTTCTGGAATGTGTTTAACTAATTTTTCGATTTGTTCAGCTTTTAGCCCTAAATCTTTTAAGAATGATTTTGCTTGTTTTTTATTCATGTTATGTTATTTAAGTGATGATTTCCAAGATTTAACTAAAGATACTCCTTTTTTTGCAGGAGGCACTTCTTTTATTTCTGATTTAGTTTCCGGAACTCCTTGTTTTGTTTCTTCGATAACTATTTCAGTATTAGGTTCACGCTTCTTACGTGGTTTAACCTCATTTGTTTCGTTATTTTCCATCTTTTAAGGCTTTTAAATCGTTTTGTAAATCAGGATTTTCAACTTCATCAATAACAACCTCTTTTTCTTTTATTTGCTTTTTTGTTTCTTTTTTATCAACCTCTTTAGCATCAGTTCTTACAACTTCATCTTTAAAAGGTGCTGATACTTTTTCTTTTACTTCTGAAAGTTTAGCTATTTCAGCTTCTTTTTCTTCTTCTGTAAAAGCTCCCATGTATTGATAATCTTTTGAAGCTTTTGTTTTCTCAAAAAACTTTTTACCTAAGTCAGAAAACCAAATTACTTTTAAATTTTCTCGGTTTTGGAATTTATGATTTGTCATTGTAGTATAATTAAATGTTTATCAAAAATAAGAAAAATAATTATTACTTTAACGGCTTTGGCTGATTTAATTTTGTAATACGAACTCCAATAGCTCTGTGTCTGCATCTGTAACCGCCTCTATTTGTCATAAAGTTAGCAGGTGTTGTTCCTTGTATCATTCCAGAACATTTATGACCTCCGTAATAATTATTAGTATTTGTCGCAAATTGTATTTCTTCTTCAAGTATTTTATCTGGTATGATTTCCATATCAGTCCATCTACGACATTGACCTCTACTATCTGTAATTAATGAACCTACGTATTGAGTACCATTTAGCCCTAAATTAGTCTTTATAGTCTTATTTACAGAACCATCGTATTGGTGTAAGCTATCAGTAGCAACCTGTCCTACATATCTTAATAAACGACTTTCTTTGTCTTTTTTCGATATAATAAACGACCTTATTAATTCCTCTGTTTCATCAACCGTTGCACCAAACATTATATTTCTATACAATGCCTCTCTTACGGGTGCAATGAAATCTTTATAAAGTCCGGCCTCTGTTAAGTTTTGAATAGTCTTTTTAACTTCTAATCTTTTAATCAAATCTATATCAGATTTTTTTAACACACTTTTATTGATACTTTCATTTAGGTTGATAACATTATCAGAAACTAAATCAAAGTTAACCGTAAAGTCTTTAACAGCTTGGCCGTAACCTGATTTAGCCAAAGCTAAAAACACTCTATCCTCCAAAGTCAATAAAAAATCATTAGCTTTTGCATTTGTGGTAATTCTACCGGAACTAATATCCGTATTTTTAAACAATTCCATTAAAGCCTCATAGACAAATATCTCTGAGGCTTTAGTTCTGTTAGTAAAATCATCAACACCATTAGTAATGATAATTATTCCGGCATCTATTAATTGTTGAATAGTCATTATTGTAAATTACCATTATTATCAACTAGCGGAGTTTGCTCTATCAAAAGAGGTTGTACTTTTTGTAAAAATAAATCGTAAATTTTTTTATTATCCATTTCTAAAAATACAGCCTGTCCTAATTCTTCTGCCATATTTAATAATGTAGGATAAATATAATTAGAGCGTGTTACATCATCTCTTTTAGATAAAGAACTTACTGACATTGATTGTTTTTCGGAAACAGAATACAAATACAATGGATCAAAAGTTGTAATTATTTGGAATATTTTTTCGTTTAATTTATCACCTGTAAATCTTAATTCAGCTAATTGTCTTGAAACAGCAGCTAAAAGCATTGCCGGAGCGTTTGATGCTTTTAATTTGTTTAGTTCATCAGATAATTCGGCTTGTGTTCTACTTCTATAATTAGTTGGTCTTGGAAGTCTAAACTCATTATTTGAATCGTTATAAGCCGAATGATTGTAGTATGCAAAGATAATATTTAACGAAGTTTCAATAAAGTCAGCAATGTGATTACCTATTTTATTAATAAAGTCATCGTTTAATCTTAAATCAATTTCTTTTGCTACTCCGCTTTGATTTTGGTCGCCTAAATTTAGATGCAATTGATCTTCTGCATCTTTTAATAATTGCTTGTAAGAATCTTGAGCAGCTTTTACTGCATCAATTGGAGGGCGCAAATATCTAATACTTTCAATTTTTGGGTCTAAATAAACCTCTCCTAATCCATCAGGGTCAGTATTTCCTATTTGTCGGTCTATTTGACCATAAGGACCAGGTAAAAGAGCTATTCGCTTTTGTTTTGTTTTGTATTTTTTGTTTTTACCGTTTGGATTTCCTAATTCATCATCATCGTCATCATCTAAAGTTTGAATCTCACAATTCATGTGAAATACCTCTCTGATTGGATGTGCAGATGTCATAGATAATGCTTGCCAATCTGAAAACTGCCTAATAGCTTCATTTGCATTTGCTACAAATGGAGTAAAGAAAGAATCATAATCACCTTCACCATTAATATTGCCTCCAAGCACTTGTACCGGAAACATATTCATATTGTGATTATATACTAATTCTAATGTATATATTTCAGGTGTCTTTTGCGTGTAAGTGTAGAATTGATTTTGAGTAAATAACCAGTAAATTTTGCCTTCTCGAGAGTATTCACCTTTAGCTATTTCAATAATTGATTTATCAGGAGAAAGAAAAACCATTAAATCATCAGCAAAATCAACTAAATTAAATGAATACACTAATCTTGGAACTGCCAAAACATTTTTTGTATCATTTGTTAACCCTTCACCACCTGGTAACCATACCAAGAAACCGTTTGCATCTTCTAACATTCTACTAAACACTAAATTAGAGTAGTATTCAATAAAAATCATTCGGTTAAAATTCTTTTCTTCTAAATATTTTTTTATTTGTTCATTATCAATAGATAATGGGAAATTACTAGGGGTAAATATGCGAGAAATATTATCATAAGCTCGTCTAATTGAACCATAGGTAATCGGCTCAAAATTTTCTAAACGATAGTTTAAAATTTCTTCAGGTTCATTTGGTCTACGTTTCAAAAGAATTTTCTCAGGTTTCAATCTTCTCATGTGGACTGCAACCTCCTCAAACTTTTCTTTGTGTTCTTCTGCCCTTTCTGTTTGCTTTAAAAAAGGTAAAGTTTTAACGTATTTTAAAATGTCTTTTTCTTCCATGACTTAGAATTTTTTTCTCTCTAAAATTACATCTTTTTTGTCAATATGATAGTGTCTACTTTCAATATTATGTTTTTTACATAAAAAATTTATTCGACGGTTAAACCAATGTACTAATCTTTCATGGACTTTATTACCACCTGTGGCAAATCCCCAAAATTTACGCTCAACTACATCATCATTTAATGAACCGTTTACGTTTTGAAAATAGAATATGTGTGCCTCTTCTTGTTTAAAGTCTATTTGTCCTAATGCTATATTCATGCAATACTCATCAGGTTTACCATTGGCCCATGTAATTGTAGGAGCGTTTGGATCATCATATACTTTTCTGGCTTCCTCAAATATAGAATCTGCTTTTTGTCCGTTTTGGAAAAAATAGAATCCTGAAATTGTTTGAGGTAAATTATTTTTTATTTTATGGTAATCGCAAACAGTCTTAACACTTTCGTTTCTTGCCCAAAAAGTATAATTCTTTGATACTTTTCTACGCTTTAAAACATCGTAATAACCGTTGTAGCCTATATAAAATTCACGTTCTTTTATTCGATTAAATAAGTCATCTACTGGCTTATCAAACCACATATTATCAGCATCCATGTAAATAGTATTTTTCCAACCTAATTTATTAGATACAAGATTTACACATAATTTTGCTCTTTGATATTGCTTTTTACCTTCTACTGTGTACCAACTCTCTGGTATTTTTACGAATTTATCAAAATAAGTAAGCTCCCTTGTCGAGAGCTTACTAATTGAATTTTCTTCATAAACTAGTGCAATAGGTACGTCTGGCGTGGAATCTTTTATACTTAATGCTAAATTAAATGCAGCGTTTCCGTACAATTCATAACCCAACGCTATTATAACTATTCCGTATTCCATTTATGAATAACATTGGTCTGCTGTGAATGAATCTAATAACGCTAGTAAACCTGGTACATGGATAGGTTTAATAATTTCGTCTGTGTTCATAATTACTGAACCTGCGAAATAAGCGTTATCATCACTTGTTTGCTCTTGTACTGGTGATACTTCCGGTGTGAAAGAACCATCGTACATATACATTTTCTCATCACAACTTACCCATCCAAATTTTAAATAAGGATAGTTAGTTTTTACCCATCCCCAAAAATCGAACTCCTCTAAAGTAGGATTTCCATCATCATCAGTTGTTACATTGAAATCTTGGAAATCGACTTGTTGAGAACCTCCAACGATCACCTCTGGTGAACAGCTTGAAGTTCTTTTTTTAGTGAATGAAGTTGCTGGTTTGTTTGCTAATACTGGACCTGTGAAATTTAGTATACCTGCACACATAGCAGCCTCGATATTTTCTAAGCTAGTCCAAGGACTTAACTCACCTGTATCTACTGGATGCACATATGTTTCATCGCACACTAAAAACAATAAACGAGGTATGCCCCCTTTTGCTGTTTTAACTCCACAAGCATTCGCATAGCCAACATTTGGCTTTGTTGTTCCGGTTACACATCCGGGTTTGCAAATTGACATGGTTTTTAAAATTTAAAAGTTAAACATTAATTTAATTGAGCATATATATTTATTTAATCACAGACATTTTAAGTATTACAACTAAAATCAGTATCTCCACATTCTCTAACCATGCTTGTACTTACAAACCACATACTAGATTCATCGTTGTTTTTTTCTACATTATTTGTATTTGTGTATAAAACCTCATCAGCATACACATATTTAGCTGCAAATATAGTAGCTATTTTGTTTGCTACATAATATGGCACTCCAAAATTAGTTCTGAATAAAAAGTTTTCTGTTAATTTAGTTGAAACTCTTTTAGTGCCGTTATTCGTTATTTCTTCAATTGCAAAATTTTGACTTTCAATATTTGCAAATACTCTTATTTGATTTATATATGAATTTGTAACATTTCCTACAAATATTCCATAGTACTGACCATAACAATCATGTCCCGGATAATACCCCTCAAGTAAAATAGTGTTTTGACATGGTGCTAAACAATAAGGCTCAGAATAAATAATAATAGGTTCACAATAATTAGCCAAACAAATTAAAGTAGCTTCTTCTTCTGTCATTCCATCCCCTACTAAATCAGCAATACACACATTTAAAGCATCTGAATCTGTTTTGTTTAAACGGCAGTTAAATATTGTTATTTTAATGTAGAAACATTGAACATTTATATCACTAGTATCTAAAATAAAATTAGCATAACCTGTTCCATGTGAATCTGTACCAT